TGCACAGAAATATCGCTCCGAAATTCAGACTTTGACCGGGAGGTTTTGGCATGGCACCTCGCGGTCGACCTCCGAAGCCTGTTGAGCAGCACCGACGCACCGGCACGTTCAATGCCGCCAAGCACAATCGTGGCGCCCTGGTCGCGGTTGAGCCGGTCACTTTGGCGCCGTATCAGAAGCCGGCATCGGACTTGTTCGCTGAAATCATGGACGCCGGCTCGGCCTGGTTCGCCCGTACCGACTCGGTGCAGCTGGCGATGCTGCGGGAATCGCTTGAGGAGCGTGAGCGTCTGCTGCCGGTGGCGGAGTCCTCGACGGAGGCCCGTAAGCAGCTGCGCGAACTCAACCGTGAGATTGCCGACTGGCTGACTCAGTTGGGTTTCAATCCGACCGCCCGCGCCCGTCTTGGCTTGGCCGAAGTGAAGGCCGCTTCGACGTTGGAGAAGTTGCAGGCGAAGCGGACTAAGTCTTAGGCGTCTTCAAGTTCAATACCAACGGTGAAGGATTTGCCGTCCCAGCTGACGCGACCGTTACCGTCAATTGGTCCTCGTGCCTTGATTTGGCCGAAGAATTGGGTCCAGTCGGCTGGGAGGTTTGCGCAGGCCACTCCGTTGATGACGATCATGGGGCGGCCGTTGACGATGGCGGCTTGTGCTGGGATGTCGTACTTGTTGCCGCTGGGCTCGCTTGTCCAGATTTGGTGGGCGCCGGCGTAGTTCACGTCATCCTCGGTGCATCGCAGGTTGGCGGTGATTCGGCCTTCGGCGCTGATCTGCCCGTACTTGTTCCAAACGCTCATGTCTCCCCCTTTTGCTTAACCCTACCTCTGGAGCCCTGCGCATGGCACCCAGGAAGGTGAAGGGTTGGCCGCCGGCCATCCTGACTCCTGTCCCTCAACCTGACATCAAGCGCGGTGACGGTCCTTTGGTCGCCGAGTTTATTGAGGCTTTGTGCCCTCAGGTGAAGGATTCGGTTGGGGGTCGGGCCGGCGAGCCGCTGGTGCTGCGGCCTTGGCAGAAGCAACTGCTGAACCACCTTTATGCGAGGCGCAAGGATTCGCGGTTGAGGGCGAAGGTAGCCCTCGTCGGGATGCCGAGGAAGTCGGGCAAGAGCGCAATTGGCTCGGGCATCGCGCTCTATGGCTTGTTCATGGGGCCTCGAGGTGGCGAGGTTTACAGCTGCGCTGCTGACCGGGAGCAGGCTCGCATCGTTTTTGGTTCAGCGAAGCAGATGGTTGAGATGTCGCCGGAGCTGGCTGAGCAGGCGAAGTTATACCGGGATGCGATTGAGATCCCTTCGACGGGCTCGGTTTATCGGGTGCTTTCCTCTGAGGCTTTTACGAAGGAAGGTTTGTCGCCGACGCTTGTCGTTTATGACGAGCTGCACGCTGCGCCCAATCGTGAGCTGTGGGACGTGATGACGCTGGCGCAGGCCGCGCGCTACGACGCCCTGACTCTGGCAATCACGACGGCTGGTGTTCGCACGGATTCGACGGGCCAGGACTCGGTGTGTTACGGGCTGTATCAGTACGCCCAGCGGGTCGCGGCCGGCGAGGTGGAGGACCCGTCGTTCTTTGGGGCCTGGTGGCAGGCGGACCCGGACTGCGACCACCGCGATCCGAAGAACTGGCAGATTGCCAACCCTGGCTACGGCGACATTCAAGACCCCGAGGATTTTGAGTCGTCGGTGAAGCGGACTCCCGAGGCGGAGTTTCGCACCAAGCGCACCAACGTCTTTGTCAGTTCGCAGCAGGCTTGGTTGCCGCACGGCACCTGGGATGACCTGCCAAAGATGGAGCCCGTCGAGGACCGCACCCCGGTGGTACTGGGGTTCGATGGTTCGTTCTCTGGGGATACGACGGCGATTGTCGCCGTGACTGTGGAGCAGCACCCGCGCGTTTGGTTGGTCGATTTGTGGGAGAAGCAGCCCGGCGACCGCGATGACTGGCGGGTGGACATTGGTGGGGTTGAGGCTCGGATCTTGGAGACGTGCGGCCAGCTCAACGTGGTTGAGGTTGCGTGTGACCCGTACCGCTGGCAGCGCAGCATGGAGGCGCTGGCCGACGCCGGGGTTCCAATTACTGAGTACCCATCGTCGAGCCCAGCTCGTATGGTGCCAGCGACGGCCAAGTTCTTTGACGCGGTGGTATCAGGCGAGGTGTCGCACGATTATTCTCCCGCTCTGGCCCGGCACCTGGGGAACTGCGTCATCAAGACCGACCAGAAGGGACCGCGGGTAGTCAAGGAGCACCGCGGTTCGCCGAGAAAGATCGATGCCGCTGTCGCGGCTCTCATCGCCTTTGACCGGGCTACTCATCGCCGTGAGGCGGAGCCGGAAGCCCCTGTCGCCGGTTTCTTTTCAGTCTAGGAGCGTTCATGCGCATTGCCCTTGCTTTGCAGGTCGCTGGCTGCGTCGCGCTCATTGCGGGTGCGTTCTTGGTGGCGCTGCCGCTTGGTTTCGTTGTTGCCGGTGTCTGCGGCCTGGCTTTCGGTATCGCACTTGAGAGAGGCCTTTGATGCTCGGTAACTTGTTCGGCGGTCAGCCGCTCGAGGAGCGCAACCTCTCCTACCAGCAGGTCTGGGGTTCCGGCATTGACGTGTCGGGGTTCGCTACCTGGGCGGGCACGGTCGTCAACCAGAAGAATGCCCTAGAGATCGGTGCCGCCTATGCGTGCGTTCGTCTGCTGTCTGACACGATCTCGACTTTGCCGGTGGACACGTTCATTCGGCGCGACGGTAACCGCCTGCCCTACACGCCGAGGCCGGCGTGGGTTTATGAGCCGGAGGGGCCGGGCACGAGCCGCATCGAGTATTACAAGCAGATCGTGGTGTCGATGCTTCTGTCGCATGGCGCGGTCGTGCAGATTCTTCGCAACGGCAACGGCGAGATCGTTGCGCTTCAGCCGCTTGACCCGACGCGCGTCGACATTCGCCGGAACCGTGAGACTCGCTTGCGCGAGTTCGTGATCGACGGCGGCCAGGCCGTGCTGCCCGGGGAGGACGTTCTTTACATTCCGGAGATGCGCCGCCCCGGTTCGCTCAAGGGCGTGAGCCGCGTGGACGAGCTGAAGCAGACTCTTGGGTTGGCTAAGGCGCTCGACGAGTTCGCGTCTCGCTACTTCTCCAACGGCGCCAACACCTCCGGCATTATCGAGTTCCCAGGGAATCTGACGCAGGAGCAGGCGAAGGATCTGGTTGATTCGTTTGAGGCTGGGCACAAGGGTCTGAAGAAGGCTCATCGTCCTGGGGTGCTGTCGGGTGGGGCGAAGTTCACGAAGACGGGCTCGGATGGCGAGCAGGCTCAGATGTTGCAGAGCCGCCAGTTTGCGGTGGAGGAGGTGGCGCGCGTGTTTCGCGTGCCGCCGTCGATGATCGGGCTCAACACTCCTGGGGCAATGTCCTACGCGTCGGTCGAGCACAACGCCATCCAGTTCACCCGATACTCGCTGACCCCGCTGATCTCCGCCATTGAGGAAGCCCACAATCGGCTTCTGCCTGGCGATGTGTTCCTTCGGGTCAATATGGATGGGTTGCTTCGCGGCGACTCGGCCACGCAGGCACAGGTGTTCTCCACCGGTTTGCAGGCTGGATACCTGTCGGTGAATGACGTGCGCGGCTACATGGATTTGCGTCCTGTTGCTAATGGCGACGCGCCTCGTGTCCCGCTGGCGAACATTGACATTGAGGACGCTGGCGTTGTTGCGGAGGACCGCAAGGTACTCATGGCGCAGCGCCTTATCACGGCTGGTTTCGATCCGGTCGAGACAATGCAGGCGATGGGCCTGCCGAGCATTACGCACACGGGCCTGCCTTCGGTCATGTTGCAGGGCATTTCTCAGATCGCGCCGGACGATCCCCAGTCTGCCTACCCGGCAAGTGAGGACTGACATGAGCAAGATGGAAACTCGCACTTTCACGGTTGACGACCTTGAGGTCCGCGAAGCCCCCGAAGGTATGAGCTTCGAGGGATACGCGGCGGTCTTCAACTCCCCCAGCGAGCCCCTGCCCTTTACTGAGACCATCGCCCCTGGGGCTTTTGGTCGCTCGCTCAAGTCCCGCAACAACGTGTTCCTGCTGGTGAACCACGACCCGGCCCGCCCGCTGGCGTCGACCCGGTCGAAGACGATGACGCTCGAGGAGGACGGTCGCGGGCTGCTGGTGAAGGCGACGCTGCCGGACACGAGCGATGGCCGCGACCTGGCCGTGCTGCTTGGCGGTGGGGGAAACCCCCGCGTGATCGACTCCATGAGCTTTGGCTTTTCGGTTCCTCGCGGTGGGGACAAGTGGAGCGAGGACGGTTCGCAGCGGACGCTTCAGCAGGTCCGGTTGCATGAGACCAGCATCGTGACCTTCCCGGCGTACCAGGCCACGAGCGCGGCTGTGCGCAGCCTCGACATGCTGGCCGAGGCGACGGGCGAGGACGCCGACGCACTCAACGGGGCGCTCGAGGCGCTTGAGCGTGGGGCGACGTTGACGCTTGACCAGGCCGGGCTGCTGTCCGCTGTGGTGGCGAAGTTGTCGCCGGAGCCGCAGGCCGAGCCCGAGGTTGAGCCTGTCGCGCACGACCCGGCCCAGATCAACCTGCTCAAGACGAAGCTCGACCTGGCCTTCAAGGCCTAAGACTTCCTGGCCGCGAGAGCCGCAGCTAGGTCCCCGCTCTGAGGAGCCTCGGCGGGATTCGCAAGAGACACCTGCGCATTCCAATAAACCGAGACCCCAGAAAGGGGTGAACTAAGTTGTCCGAGTACCTGAAGAAGCTCGTGGAGGATCGCCAGTCGGCGTACCACGCAGCGAAGGCAAAGATGGACGAGGCCGCCGCTGAGAGCCGCGACCTGTCCGCCGAAGAGCGCGAGTTTGTCGACCGCACGTTTGCGGAGCTCGACGAGAAGCGCACCATGATCGACACCCTCATCACCGCTGAAAAGCGTGAGGCTGAGATCGCCGAGGCGATGCGTGGTGTGGCAGACGTTGCCCGCCCCGTCGAGGCCCGCAGTGCAGCGGCCGAGACCGACGCCGACATTCTCCGCGCAATCCTGACTGGCGAGCGCCGCGCGCACTCGTTCGGGTTTGAGAAGCGCGACATCGCCAAGGGCAGCAGCAACGCTCCCGTGCCGACGTCGTTTTCCGATGTCGTCATCGACCAGGCCCGCCTCGTCGGCCCCATGCTTGACCCGTCCGTTGTCACGGTCCTCAACACCGGTTCCGGTGAGGATCTGGTCCTTCCCTCGCTCGCGTCCTGGTCAACGGCCGGCTTCGAGGCCGAGGCCGCCACGATCGACGAGTCGGACCCCGGCTTCGGCAAGACCACGCTCAAGGCCTACAAGTACGCCTTCATCGTGCAGGTCTCGCAGGAGTTCCTGGCTGACAGCAACATCGACGTCATTGGGTTCCTCGGCCAGCAGGCCGGCAACGCCATTGGCTACGCCGTCAACGACAAGCTGACGCTTGGCACGGGCACGGTGGAGCCGACCGGTATCGCCGTCGCTGCTGCGGCTGGCGTGACCGGCGGCACCGCTACGGCGACCGCGGGCACGGGCCACTTCACGGCCGACAACCTGATCGACCTCGTTTACTCGCTGGATGGTGCGGCTCGCCGCCTCCCCGGCTTCGGGGTCATGGCGAACGGCTCCAGCATCGGCGCGATGCGCAAGCTCAAGACGGCGTCTGGCGACTACGTCTTCGTGCCCAGCATCCAGCCCGGCACTCCGGACTCGATCCTCGGCTACCCGCTGATCGAGAACCCGGCGATGGCGTCGGTCGGTTCCGGAAATCGCTCAGTCTTGGCCGGGCACCTGCCTAGCTTCTATGTCAGGACTGTGGGCGGCATCGACGTTGCCCGCTCCGATGACTTCGCCTTCAACACCGGGCAGGTCACGCTCCGCTTCCAGATCCGCGTCGACGGCGCTCTCCCGCAGACGTCGCACGTCAAGCGGTTCACCGGCGGCACCGCCTAGTCACTAGGCACCTAGACGTGGATGGCCCCGCCTTTGCGCAGGGGGGCGGGGCCATCCACACCCCCTGCGCACACAAGGAGAAACAGGTGGCCCATGCCACGAAAGCCTCAAACAC